ATAATTCTTTATGTATCTCTCGTAGAACTGAAGGAGAAAAAAAATCATTTTTGCTCAGTAGGATACCTTTGGCCTGGGCTTCAATCATTTTTTAAATCCGTCTGCACTCGCTTTGTTTCGTTCTTCGGTTTGTCGTTTTGATTCTTGATATGATTCTTCTAATTCTTTTTTCTCTTTCTCAGCTTCTTCTAAAAAATCTTTTGGTATTGTATAGAATGTATATTTTAAAGTTAGTTCTTCACCACTATAAATAGTTCTTAATGTTACTAGATTCCATTTATCAGTGATAGAACCTTCGGTTCTCATTTCCGTTTTAACACAATTAGCATTTTCATCACAATTAATGAAGCCCCCTAAAGGAGTTCTAATAATTTCTCCATCTACTTTTATATGAGTAGTTCCTAGATTAGTTCCTTGGGCTATACCTGCGCTTGCAAACAATCCTAATCCACTAATTAAAGAAGGTCTAATAGTAAGTCTTGGTGGTAGTGGATAATATAATTTGTTCATGTGTGGTCGGGGTAATCTCTTTCCATAATCATTTCAATAAAGTGAATCGCTTTTTTTAAATCTTCTTTTTTTCCTTTCAATCTATGTCTCAAGATGTATTTTATAACGCATCCTTCTGGATAAAGCAACTCGTTTTCAATTACAAATTTACTGGGCTGAATTTTAAAGTTCTGATAATGTGATCCTCCGACTTGTTTATCGTAAGCTTTGCTCATAGTGAATAACCCTTTCTAGCTATCTTTGCTTTTAATTTATATAAATTATTTCTTGCTCTTGTTGTTCCCACATACCATACGCGATGCTCTTCGTCGGCTTTGTCTGTGCTTCTTCCCATAGCTTTAATAATTTTGTCGCCTAGCTCTAGACTTAAAATTACATTGTCTTCTTCTCCTCCTTTTATAGCATGGATAGTTGAGAGAAAAATCCTAGCCTTCTCTGTTAATTTTTCATTCTTCTCTAACATATTTCTGATGTAAGTTACTTCTTTATCACCTGCTTTTGTAAAAGCATCATACCATTGTAGTTTAACATTCCATTTTTCTCCCTCAATAAAATCTTGAATGTCTTTTACTTCATGGGTCTCTAGACTTTCACCCATTGTCCACCGAGTATAACTTACAGCTGCTTTATACAATCTTACCTTAAAACTTTTTCCTTTTTTAGTTTCAAAATATAAATTTCTTTTTACTAATTCTTTCATTAGGCTCATGAGAATATCTTTTCTTCTGGCTAAAATTAACCAGCGACCTTTACTTAAGTCTACCTGACTAAGATCAGTAATATATTGGGAAGACCCCTCTACATCCCTAGGAAAATAATCTTTTTGTTTCCTGAGGCCTGATATACGACTCAATGGTATTTCAGATTGTTCCTGAATAGCTTTAGAAATTCTTTTAGAATATTTTAAGACTCTTTCTTTGTCTGGTTTTTCATTAATGAATCTATTAACATCAGCGCCAGCCCATGCAAAAATAGCCTGATCATCATCGCCAGCTAAATACATATCCTTAGTATATTTTTTAAGCTCATCAAATAATTTCCATTGTAATGGAGACAAGTCCTGAGCTTCGTCAATAAAAATAGCTTCAAAGGTAGGAAGTTCTTTCTGAGAAACCATTGTTATAATATCATTGAAATCATAAAGTTTACTTTTCTCTTTATATTTTAAATAATTATCATAAATATGTTCTAGTGTTCCCCACTCTATTGCTTTTCTGTCATGTTCATTCCGATCAAATTCTTCTCTGATTGTTACATCTCTATTCATTGCTCGACCAATCATTTGAAAATAAGGATCATTACAACTTAAAAAAGTAGTCTCTTCCTCATTAAATTTATCTACATAGTTTACTTTAATACCTAATTTTTTTCCTAGTTCTTCATAGTGATAAGGTTGCATTATGTTTTCTTCTCGTAAACCTAATTTATGATAGGCAAATGAATGGAGAGTTTGAAAATAAGGAATTTCTTTTCGGTTGACTCCAATTCTTTCACGGGCTTCTGTTGCAGCCTTACGAGTAAATGCAAAGTATCCTATTTTATGGTAGGGGATTCCGGTACGAGCATAGGCTTTCACTCTACTAATTAATCTATGAGTCTTGCCTGTTCCCGGAGGTCCATAAAATTTATACAATTTCATTTTTATCTTCAAATTCTAGTATTTCTTTTGGGGGTTCATCCTGTTCAAAAAGTTTCATCTCTAGTTCTATGCATCTCACAACATTAGATTTAAATATTCTTCTTTGAATGGCTGAACCTTTAAAGATATCGTAAAGCATGGTGCGAGTCTCGGCTTCATCTATTTTCCACTCACGAGTTTTTAAATCCTCATAGTATTTATTAAATAAAAAATAAGCTTTCTCATGTTCTATAAAAACTGACCCCGTTTTAAATGCATTGTATGTGTTTGCTTTGGTATCATTTAAAAAATCTTTAGTTAGCCTGAATAAAATTCCTGCTGGTTGAGAGTCTGGATCAGGAGTTTCGACATTCATTTCTGCCCACAAACCACTCACTAAATCTTGAAAGTCTTTTGGTTTAAGAGGAGGGGGAACGATTGAAGTATGCGCTGCAATCAAAGCTCTTAGTTCTTTTTGTTCTATTACTTGTTTAATGTTTTTTGCTCTTACTATTTTTATTTTTCCAGTAAGAAGTTTAACACTTAAATCAAATCTTGGATCGGGACGATAATCTATCTTAGTAATACTAATAATTTCTGGCCACTCTGAATTTAATTGTTTACCTACTCCAAACTTTCTACGAAGACATGTGGATTTTACACAGTGACCTTGGATAGGATCTTCATGACAGGTGTAACCTGCAGTATCTCCCTTCCAACTTTTTATTTTCTTTTCAACTTTGGTATCTCCCCATATCTTATCGTATTCAATATACTTTCTTGCCCCTTCTAAAACTTTTTCTTCCCATGAGTCTTGATATTTCTTTTTAGCAAAGACCATATAGTTATATAAAAATCTATCTCGTTCATCTTTAAGCTTGGTATTATTTTTTTCCAGACCCCCACATATAATTCCTAAACATGGTGGGCCTTCTTTAAATTGTGGGGACTCGTTTTTTAAAGCTCTTTGAATAAGAGTAGCTCCAAAATTATTAAGAGTGTCGGCTGTTTGTGCATTAAGCTCTATGGCTTTCATAAAAGTTTCAAACTTAAGCTCATTATTACTGGTGTCTACTGCCACACGATCATTCTTATTATAGTACGGGATGTTAATAAAATTACCTGAGGATCTTTTGCCCTCGGTTGTTTCTAATGATGTTTGTTTAGGATATATTTCTGTCTTCGCTGGTAAGCCAAAAATAAATAATAATTTTTCTAAAAATTCTCTGACGTCACTAGCCTTGACTCTTTCTTTTGTGAATACATATAAGTGAAGTCCTCCACTTTTAGATTTAATAGGGATAACTGGTAGTTCTTTTTCTTCTATGATCTTTAAATATTTTTCAGGTTTAAAATCTGTGTAATTCTTAGGGTCAATATCTATGGCACCAAAAATAGCTAGTCCGTCATCATCACATGGTTGAATACCAATAGATTTTTTTCCATTGAGATGATCAATATAATCTTGATCCGTTATTGGACGCTTAGCCCAACCATAATCTCTGGGATCAAATCTAATTTTGCCAGCTTCATCTTTGTATCCGTTGTCTACATTACAGTAACCATAATTACGCTTGAGTCCTGTAAAGTATTTTATAAATTCTTTCTCCATAACTCTAAAGGCGCCTCCACTCTCGCTTCAGCGCCTCTGTTGCAACCATTCTCTTTTTGAGAATTATACAATTCCTTCAGTTGACTTAGGTTTTTCGTACTTAGGTTTAGCAGTGCCTTTAGCTACAGTTTTTTGTAACTCAGAAGCTGCTGTATACAAGTTCGAATCTTTTTGATTAGAAATGTCTAGCATTCTAACCTTAGATGGTTTGTACACATGCCAACTTTTACTTCCCGCAGTTTTACCTACTGTCTTTAAGTTAAACATTGCAGAGTAAGTTGCTGGTTGGAATGTTCCCTTGTCATCAGTCACTCTTAAATTGGTAAGCAAGTTATTTAATTCCCTTGCTGGAGAGAGATTAGATGACCTCATTGGAATAACTGCTGGTCTGGATTCATTACCCATCACAACGATCACATAAAAATATGCTGTTTT